AATAACTATTAATCAGATCTAGTAATTTACAGTTTTTGAAAGACTGAATGCCAATACTATGAGCAAAACTTAAAAGAGCTGCTCTTCTATTAATATTTAAATTTACAAAAACATAATCTTTTAATTTTTCTGAAAATTCTTTTAAATCTAAAAAAAATTGTTTATCTATCTCTTCTTGAGTAGCTTTATCCTTTGATGTCAAAGCATGACCATGAAGCTCTTTACTTCCATATCCAATTTTCCAAGACTCTTCCCCAAAGTCTTTATAAGACGCATACTTTCCTAATCCTAGAAAAGTTCTAGCTGAAGTGTATGATTTTGTTAATTTATAACCTTTTTCAGAAAAGAAGTAATACTTAGGGAACGTCAACAGTGCCGTTGTAACTCACTTCAGAATAACCGTCATATGTGAGTAAAACAACATAATCTTTACCAGCGTTAGTAACTGTAATACCTACTGCTCCTTTTCCTTTGCCTGCCTTTTCTATATCAAAGAATCTTTGGTATCCAGTAGGAGAACTACTTCCATCAAATGCATCTTTTTGAAATATCTGAACATTGCGTATACCTGATGTCTTTTCAAGATTGACAATGATGTTACCTGTACCACCAGGATTTACTTCAAAACCTCTCACATCATCACTTTTATCGCCAGTGGTTGATCCACCTACGTATGAAATTTCTGATCCTGAGTCAACACTGAATGTGTCAAGTGTTCCGTTAATTCTTCTTGTAGCCATGTTTTTTAAGAAATTTGACCTTCAGTCGAGAACTGAAATTGAATGTCTGCATCTATTCCGTGATCTTTCATAATGCCGTAAAACATTTGCCGATCCAGTGCTTTTTGATGTAAAAGCTCAATAAATGCTTCTTCTAACTCTACTCGGTCTAAAGTTTGGATTGCGATTGCAGCAGCATGAATTGCAAATTCTTGATCTACTGGGAGGTTGACATCCATATAATTTAAAACCTTTATACATATATTACCAATAGTGAATTAAGGAGCAACACTATACAGTGTTTAAGATCTAGTATCTACAGTAAAGTTCGGGATATCAGGAATATCGTCATCAATACCAGTCTTCTTTAGATCTCTCGATTCTATAAACTCTTCCAAATGTTTCTTGGGATCTGTAACTGGGGTCATGGATTCTTACATTTTTTTTCAATAACACAGAACTAACTCCATAACTGCTACCAAAAAGTATTATAAAACTAACAGCTATTGTGGTCATTTGTAATTTCTATGTTTCACTATATTCTAGGACTAGTAAAACTTTGATATGACATTAGAAGACCTTGTCAGACACTTTATAGAAGCATCAATTAGTGGAGCTAGTAGAACACAAGTCGTAAGAAAATTTAAAGAAACATATAATTTAAATCAAAATCAGATAAAAAAATTAGAAAATTTAGCTAAATTCAAGAAAAAACCTAAAAAAATAAATTATAAAGAATTTTATAAAAATAATATTACAAAAAAAACTCAAAGAATATATTATCCTTTTACTCAACTATATAAACATGAAAATTTTTTATCAGATCAAGAATGTGAAAAATTAATTTTAATGATATCAAAGACCCTCAGACCTTCTACTGTTGCAGACAAAGGAGATACTTGTCTTGTAAATAATTACAGAACCAGTAAGACTTCTGATCTTAATTATTTTACTGATCCTTTTTACTTAAATATTGATAGAAAAATAGCAAATTTAATGAATTTAGAGCCATTTTTTGGAGAAACAATGCAGGCTCAGAAATATGAAGTCGGTGAATACTACAAAGAACATTATGATTTTTTCTCACCATTTAATCATGAATATAAAACTTATTGTGAATGGATGGGTCAAAGAACGTGGACAACTATGATTTATTTAAATGATGTCGAAGAAGGGGGAGAAACTTATTTCAAACATTTAAATTTAAAAATTAAACCAAAGAAAGGCTTATTAATAGGATGGAATAACTTATATAGTAACGGATTTCCTAATTACAAGACTATGCACGAAGCGTTGCCACCATTGAAAGGTGATAAATATATTATTACTAAGTGGTGGAGAAGTTGGAGTCTTATCTAATTACCACTTAACTTTATGTGACCAGTACCTAGCAGAGAATTTATCAGGGTTCGGATCTTGTGCATTATGTCTTGCATAATATGATTTCTTTCTAGCTTTATCTTTTGCGGACTTTGGATTCTTACCTGCTCCTTTTACTCCCTGCTGACCAAATCTAATTATTTTTTCTTTACCATCTTTACAAGCTTTTACGACATGAGACTTTGTCTTGTGACTTGGAGTCTTCTTTGGTTTATTACATTTCAAATGATCTTTTGAAAGTTTTTTAGCTTTTGCTCTCTTCGTTTGCGACGACATCTTCTTCTGTCTCGTACTTGTATGTCAGTGTCGATCTAAGATGCCACTGATGTTTTTTGTGCTCTCGACCACGATCAGCTGCCATATCCTGAGTGAGATCATCACCAATCATACCAGCATACTTTGCTAACTCTTCAAAAAGACCAGCAAGCACGTTATGAGCCACACTTAATTCTAAGATGATTTTATCTTCGTCATATGGATTACTCATGTCTATTTCCTGCATTCTGGTGCGTAATAGATTCTCAACTCCAAGAGGTGTCATTACATTTATTGATCTAGCATGCTCTGCAATAGCATCTACACCTGCATGCATCTCATCTTGTATATCTCCAGTTAAAAGATGTACTTGATAAAATTTAGAGCCATTTAAACCCCAATGAACCAATCTAGTTGTTTCCAAAACAAATATAGAATCTCTCAAACATTGGACGACTAGATCATTAACGTATGCTCTGTCCTTTGGATTTACACTGTCCATTAAAGAATTTTTATAGTACCTTTCTGTACCTTAGCTCGAATACTTTGATCTTCGCCACCTTCAGTTCTCGCAAGAGCATCTGGCATACGTGCCTTTTGTAATTCAGGCATATATTCCATAATCTTTTGACTCTTGTCTTTTAAGAATGCTTTGGCTTTAGCTTGAGATCCATCCGATGTAGAAATCATTTGTTATGTACGGAGTAGCTTTATCTGAAGATACAAGCTTAATAGGAGCACTATTATCTTCTATCCAATGCTTTATTTTACCAAGTCTTTCCTCTGAATAATAAGAATTAGATGGATTATACCAATCTTCAAGTAATACAGACCCTTTTGACCTATTACATTTGGAACAGGAACAAATCATATTTGATTTAACATTATGACCACCTTTAAACTTTGGAAGTATGTGATCAATAGTTGCAGATTTCGAATCTAAATCTTTATCACAATATGCACACTTCCATTCCCATGACTCAAATATTGACTGTCTAAATTTTCGTCGAGCATTGCGAGGAGATAGTTCAATTAGGTTGACCAGTAAATCTTGCTCGCAATTAATCATATATTATGCAGCTTTGAGAAAACTTTATGCTGCATAAACTTGCACAAATGTATCTTTTATTCCATTAATGGAACTAGCTCAATCTCTTCTTCTATCTCACAGTCTGATTCTTCTAGCAATCTTAATAAATAATAATGAATTTTTTCAGTTACCCATTTTAAATCTTCATCTTTTACATCATTAAATATTGCATTTAAAGATAAATCACGGGACGGGGTTCGAATATGATCGGCTAATAATCTAAGAGCTTTATATCTTTCCTGATTCATCTCCTGTAACATCTCATGTAACCTCTGAAATATCTACGTTACCTGTTTTTTCTACTTCTTCAGGAGGATGTTCTACTTCTTTTTTAAGAAATTGAACTATTTCTATTGCTCCTAACACTTTCATGTAAGATTCTTTTGCTTGAACAATTTCTAAATCTTTTAATTTTATATCATTAGCCAAGGCAGTCTGCTGTTCAACAAGCTGCTTCATTGTGTCATCTAACTTTTCTAAAGAAACTTTGCAAGACATAGTAAATATTCTATTAATTTGAGTATAGCTTCCTAAATTTTATCTAGCTACTAGCAGTCGTTATAATTTCTAGCTATATCCCCACCTATTTCAGATCCTTTATCTTGAGCAAACATTGTAACGAGTCCAGCTGCTAACCATCCGACAATTGGTATATTACTAACCACAGGAGCTGCTTTAACTCCTACAGAGGCTCCTACAACCCTACCAGTGGCATTACCGCTTCCCTCTACCTTTATGCAAGCAATATCCTTATCAGTCATCACAGTGCCTTCTGACTGCCCTGAAGATGATTCACCATTCATTGTATAAGTTTCTCTTAAACTAAATTTGGAATCTTTTTTAAATAATCCTTTTTCTTCATCAACTAGCTTAGTTCTTGCAAGAATTTTCGGATCATTAGCTTTGTAGCTGATACTATATCCTTTTTCTGAAGTAACAACTCTATAACTTGTATAAGGACCTACTGGTAAATTTAAATTTGGAAAAGGGTTTTTAAACTTTTGAGAAACTAAAGTATTCATCAAAGAAAGATTAGATATTCCTAAGATGCTTACTAAAGCTATTACCCCCCAGTTTCTTCTCTGTTTGTAGTACATGTCACTTGTTAGTATTCTCAGTAATAATTTTTATTGGAGCCTGTTCTATTCTTAATATTTGAGTTGTTATTGCATCAGATTTACTAGCAATATCTTTAGATTTATCTCCTTTTTTACGTGCTGCATCCACACCAAAACTGGAAAGGACCCCAGTTAAAATCGAAGCTGGAAATGTAATATCCTTGGGTTCATTACTATATCCTGGGATAGAAACGTAATTAAGGCTGACGATAAATCCGCTCCAGGCAACTACGACAAGTCTGACCACGACTGAGATAAAGGCTAATTGCTCATCTTTGTCATCTATGTTTTCTTTAATCTTCGTGAAAACATTTTTCTTCTGTTGTGATTTAGAAGACTCTTTTAAATTTTCAGTCATTTTATAATCCAATTAATACTAAGTTTCGCTCATGTAAACTTATGTATAGCAAACAATAAGTACAGAAAAATGAGAAAATTTCTCCCTTTGTTGATATTGATATTTGCACCAGCAGCAAAGGCAGATATCACTCATAAACTATCAAGTAGCGTACAGTTACAAGTCAATGCTGCAGCAACTAATGTTGAGCGAGTTGGAAATACATATAGTGTTTCAGGAAATAATGTCACAACAAGTTATACGCCTGACGGTGGTTCATCTACTACCTCCATTGGTGCTATGACAATCACATCAGGAGTTGGATCAATTCCTACACTCTCAGCAGTTCAGGCTACAGCAGGTGAAAGCTTTAGCTTCACTCAAAGTTTTACTCAAGGAGATGCCTTGGTAACTTCTGCTCCAGCTACAGGTGCTGTAAGTGCATTTTCTAATCAGACCTCTACTGCAGCTGGTACAGCTTCAGGATTGGCTGGTACTATTGACTCCAGTTCAACAATTGGTCTTACAGCTGGTGGTGCAGGAACAGTAGCCACAGGACAATTTGTAAGTGAGATCAATATCAAATGAAGTTAAAGAATCATGCTTTTGCAATTAAAGAAAGTGAAGATGATAAAGATCCTGAAAAGTGTGATACCTGTGGTCGTATTAAGCTCACTGAGTGCATCTGTAGAAGGCGTTCCTGTAGTCCCCAACTTTCAGACTGGTAGTCTTACGAGTCATACAGAGACTACTTCTACGGTTACAGAAACCATAAATGTTGTTGATTATCAGACTGGGTGGCAATATACCGTAACTGGTAATAACATTAGTACAAATGCAAGTAGCTTGGTTCCTCCAGCTCAGAGTGTTACACAGTCAGTAAATGGTGTAAATTCGACGTGGACAAATCTAGATACAACCAACATGCCAAACTTCACGGTGACAGATTCAAGCAAGCCGTGGCAACTCACTACGACTCTCAGTCAGCCAGGATTAAAATCTCAGACAATAATACAAAGAACAACAGAGATAACCTCAGTCACAGATACGGTTTCAACCTTCAGTCAGTAAAATATTTACTTCTAGTTTTAAATATATTTAGTACTCCTATCTATGCAAACGAAGTGGGAGGGGTGTCGGCCACAGCTAACCCAGTAGCGAATTCCAGTGGTTCCGTATCGAATTTAGCCGTCCAAAATTTGTCGGGACCTTATATAACTAATACTCACGGAAATGGGGTGTCATGTCAGGGGGCAACTCTAAGTATTACTCCCTTTGCAACATTACAAGATTCATGGAAAGAGCCTTATGAAGAAAGTTATTTAGATCCAGTATTTGACAATTCAGATACCAATAATGATGGGGTTTTAGATAATCCTGGATCTGTTCTTTACTACAAGCCTACTAGAACAGGACAGAAAACTAATCACAGTATTGGATGGGGCATCAGTATGAACATAACCGTACCATTAGATAAACGTCATAATGAGGGTTGCTTGAAGGCTGCTAATACACAAAATGAATTAAATAAACAATTATTAGCTAATAAAAGATTAGACTTTGAAATGGCAAGATTAAAACATTGTGCAGAGCAGAAAAGATTGGGAGTTACCTTTCATCCTTCAAGTCCAGCTGCTCAGATTTGTGCAGATATCGTAGTAACAAATCCTCATGGAGTTATTCCTAATCATCAGCACGAGATTCCGAAATAAGCTTCTTCTTTCTTTTTAATCCTTTAAATTTTTCTCCTTGTTTTTTACCAAGCAAAGCCTGAATTTTTTTAAATAATTGCTTTAATAATGGACGTATTAATCTTAATAATAAGGGTGTTGCTGCTGCTGAAGCCGTTGCTACTACAGCAATAGCTGCGGTTGTACTAACTTGAGATGTATTTGGTAAATATTTATCAGTAGCAGTAGTTGGTTCGTATAAAACTATGCAAGTTTTTTTATCAGCACTAAGTTCATGACCTATAACTTTTTCTTCACCATTACGTGTTACATCTCCAACTCTTGGTTGATTAGGAGCAGGGCATTCAACTTCTTTTTTTGGTGGAGGAATATTATCTAAATTAGGTTCAGGAGTTTCTAATTCTGGAGCTGAGGTTACATTAGGTGCAACTGCATCTTGTACATAAATTAAATCTTCAGGAACATAATCCATAGGAAAAAAATACGGTACAGTTCCATCACATAAAGTTCTATTACCTCTGTCATCTTCGGTTACTAATTTTATTGATTTTTCATTAGCAGGGTTAAATACAACACACCCTGGCACTTGTATTATTGGATTCCCAATAGATAAAGTTACAGGAGGACTGAAAGGTATAGATTGTATAGGCGTATGAATATAACTATTAATAGGAATTATTTCTAATTTATTTATATTTATTTGATTTATTTCAGACAATTTTAAAACGGAATTTTAGGCAGTGTTGGAATTACATCACCAGTTGCATCAGGTATTGGTAATGAATCACCTAAAGTATCTCCTAAGCTACCTGTGACCGCCTCTAACGCCTTCTCTTTCACATGATTGATAATTGCATCTTTATTTAAATAAATACCTAATCCAGCTCCTATAACGGTCAAAGAAACTACACCCGAAGCAACAGCTATTGCATTAAAAATTTTCTGCATTTTTTAAAAAAATCTCTTATTTTTATTTTACTCTAAAATTAAAAACTAACCAGTTTAATCTGCAGCTTCGATAGTAAGAGTACCAGCATCAACTCTTTTCATTATTTCTACATAATAACTGTTACTTTCATCTAATGGCACAGACCAATCGTGCCCATCAATATTTGCTAATATTGTATTATTTTTATCATTAATCCATGATTTAGAACTTTCATCATATTTCTTTGACATGATGTATTTTGCTTTTGTAATAATTAAATCTTCTTCCATAATTTAAATCTCCGCATCTGCATAATAAGTTGATGAGTAAATTACATTACCAGTACCGTTACTACTTCTAGTATCAAATCCATAAGTATGATGATTATATGTTGAAAATCCTGTTGTTGTTGACCCATCATTTTGATTTCTAAAATTATTATCACCATTGTAATTTATGTAGGTGCTCGCTGCTCCTCTCATTTCTACAGGATATCTAATTACTGGTGTACCAACTGCACCAGCCGAACTTCCTAATAAAGTGGTGAAATTTGCTTTAACAAAATATCTGTAACAACGATAAAGATGATACTGGTAACATTGATGTTCAAAATCTGTAGGTACATCTCCCACCTCAAGTTGAACTCCAGTCAATTCAAATGTTGCATCGTTAGTCGTAAACCATGTTGTGGTATAGTCTGGATATCTTTTGGCACTGTCATATGCAGCCCATTGATTTATAACAAAACTATTATCAGTATTATCAGTTCCTCTGAATAGTGTCCAAAAAATTTGAAATCCTCTATCAAAATTATTATCAAACTGTACTCCAGAAGCACCAGGAATTTTATAAGTAAATTTAGTCCATGTGTTTGTTGAACTAAAAGTCATTGGAGTTGAATATCTTTGTGATGTCCCGTCTTGAGTTGTAAAAGCTACATAAAAAGTCTGTGCAACACTTGATTTAGCCCAAAAAGTTAATGTTATATAACTGGAAGGTGAAGTATAATTCCAACCACTCAATGCCATATCATGTGCTTCTAACGCTGTACTAATAATGCACCTATCACTAGAACCAGCACCACTTGTCTGATTTCCATTTGTAACTTTAAATGCTTTTCTAAATCCTAAAGTATATGGTGTAGTTCCAGTAGAAACATCTACTTGTTCTTGTGTCATCGCCTCGTCGACACCAGCAGTTGATAGTCCGAATCGATCAACAGTCTTTTTACCAGTGGAAGTAGATGAAGTTGCCTGTTGTGCAACTGCCATCTCTCCATTAATTACTAAATTTTTACCTTTGCGATTTGTAAACTTACCAGTTGCAGTTCCATCATTAGCTACTGTTATCGCATCTGATGATGCTGATACTCCTCTTACTGCTCCGACTTTTAATGTACTCATGATTAGGTATCTCCTAAACGAATAAAAGTAAAACTTGTCATGGCCTTGTTTGCAGCCCCAACTAAAGAACTTCCTGAATCAAGAGACTGAGTATTAAACTTTACTTTAACCTGACTAACATCTGTAACATCTATAAAACTAAAAGAAGTCGCATGACCTGACCTTTCTCCTGTGCCATTATTACCATCTACACATCTTGCATTAGTACTGTATGAACTATTGTTAGTCGTAATTTCTGTATTAACAATACAATTGTCTGCACTTAAAATAGCAAACTCAGCAGTAACAATTACGAAATATTTACCTGTTGTTGGGAAAGAAAAAATGCCACTAGATTCTGACATTCCAGTTCCAATCTGACTTGCTGCACCAGGTATAGCTGAACTAACTCTTGCTAAATTTGCTGTGATATCACTATTATCCGTTTTAGAAGCAGTTAAAAAGAATTGATCAAATTCTGTAATACCACCTAAAGTAGCTATGCTTGCTACATCAGGTAAAGTAAATGATCTTGTATTTGCACTAGAAGCTGGAGCCTTTAATTCAAAAGTACCTCCTCCAGAATCAGCTGTTAATTTAATAGAACTCATGGTTTTGGATTAGCGTCCTTTACTTCTTTTATGTGGGTTGCCCATGTACCCGTTGTATCTAGTTTACCTGCAACAATATCCTTGTATAACATATCTAGCTGGTCACCAAAAGAGGCATAAGTTGTAGAACCATTTATTGTTCTATCAGTCTTGTATTTATTAGCGGCAATTTCAGTATTTATTTCTGTTCGTGCAGCATCTATTTTACTTTGATCTACAATAAATTTTTCAGTTTGGTTTGTATCTGCCTTAAAAATTCCTACATCATCAATTACTTCTATAAAGTCATTTGGATAAGCCCTATGAATGGCATTGTGATCATAAAGTGTCATTAACCTGCTACCTCCATCAAAGTACAGAAACTATGTCCTCTTTCCCCACTTGCATTGTCTGGATCACTTACTGTTCTGTTTATATACCAAGTTCGATTACTATCATTTCTTATAAAAAGTTTATAAGTACAGGCTGACGTTGTGTTTGGACTGTCTAAATAATTAGAAAATTGAATATAAGTTGTAGTTGAACCAGTATTACCACTATCATGTGCTTCTGTGACAGCTTGAAAACAACCAAGTCTACTGCCACTATCTACTCCTCCTAGTCTTGTTCCAGTTGTACCGCCTGATATATCTCTTTCTACTCTTGTTATAAAGTTAGAATCATTATCATTACCTTCTCCCATTAAGTACATATTTACTAAAATTTTACTTGATGTTGAGGAAGGTGTTATAGACGTATTAATAACAGAAAGATTTGTAAATTCATTACCATTCATTGATACTGATGAAGCTGCTGTGACGTGAGTATTAACTACTTGAAGAATAGCCCCAGCACCTCTTTTGGGTGCTGTAACTGCCTTTGCAGCAATCATATCTGTGTCTACTATTCCGTCTGGTAAACCTCCTACTGAGATTCCCGTTACTGTTCCTGATCCATTAATTGAAATAGGCATAATTTAAACCACCGTGTAAACTGAACCGCTAGGTATCGTGAGCGTCACGCCTGCGTTAATTGTAATAGGTCCAAAGCTACCAGCATTAGCTGTTGCTCCGAATGAAGTTCCGATTGTGTAATTAGTTGTTATGTTCGTTCCATTCTCATATATCACCTTATCAGTACCGCCTCCAGTGGCTGAAGCAGGTGGATCAACATAGGACAATACACCAGCTCCATTTGTTGATAAGAGTTGTCCTGAAGACCCTGTTGCTGTTGGGAACTGAGCAACTTTTGTTCCATTAGCAACAATACCAATCTGTCCTGAACTTACTCTAAAGAACCCAGTGTCGGTGTCTGAGGAGAAAGTAATACTTGGAACTGAAACTGTTCCGTCAGGAAATGTACCACCTGCATTTAAATAGTCTGCACCTGCAAAAATAACTCCAAAAAAAACTTCACCTGAAGCTGGAGCAGAACTAAAAACTATATTTGTTCCTGATAATCTAAATCCTGTTGAACCAGAAGAATCAGGTTCTTGAATTACACCACCAACAGATATTAATAATTGTGTTTCATATTTTGGAAATGGTGTAGGTGCAACTCCACCAACTAATAAAGAAAATGAAGTAGTACTTCCATTAAATGAACTTGAAATATCATCAATAGTTTTGTAATCAGTATTTGACCTTAAATTATTACCTATATACGGCATGATTACTGAAATCTTTTATATGCTTCTTCTATTTTACAGAGACTAATTTTTAAGAATTAGGACCTTTTGTTGAGGGCTGAGTCGGCCATACAACATCATCAGGAGTTTTATCTTTATAAGTTTGAGGAATATCTCTTATGACTTGTCTATATGCAGCCCATTGAGCCTGATCTACAGTGGCTCCAGTTGTCATTGTCCAGTCTGTATCTCTTAATATTTGATCTCTTGTCTCTCTAATATCATCCCAAGTTAATGTATCATCCGCTGCTTCGGCTGTATTAGTCTTAGCCCATTCAAGGTACTCTTGGTAGTCGGTATTGTCTGGGTCAAATGGTATAAAAGCACCATCTTCTTTACGATAAACTCCGTATTCTTCGTTTGTGATATAGCTTTTAGCACATTTTTTATAAGTGAAAGACATAATTAAAGCTCCGCATCTAAATAAAATCCTTTTATGGTTGCCCCATTGAGGCCATGTAAAGGACAAGCATCACCAGCAGTTCCCTGACCAGAAGAAGCGGTTAACTGAACAGTTGCAGCCGTTAGTTTTGGTTGACTATAACCAAGTCCAAGTGTCATACCTGTCATGTCTACGTTCCCCCCACCTGTCATAATATGAGCATTTAATCCTTTTAAAGTTGCAGTGGGTGTTGATCGCATTTCTCTAAAAAACTGAAAGCCACCTTGCACATCTGATGCAGTTCTCCAGCACATTGTATAACCTTCATCAGTAGTTTTTAAATGGTGTTGAAAATATCTATAACATAATTGCTGTTCTTCTTGAAATGACCTATGCTCAAAATCCGTATGTACAGACCCAGTTTCAACTTGAAATCCTGTCATATACCATTCATTAGAAGTTGAATCTGCAATATTTACAGCATGACCTTTTGCTGCATTAGCATTTACATGTGAATACCAAGTCGTTGAGGCAGCACCGCTTGTAAAATCTGTACCAGCAACCAACCAAAAATTAAAAGTCAAAGAAACATTATTATCATTACCTAAAGCACCAGTGGTGTCTGCTGGAATTATAATTGTTTTCTTTTCCCAAGTATCCGCTGAACTTATTGAATATGTCGTTGTAAAACTTCTGGAATTATCATTATCTGATAATTGAAAAGCATAAGTTCCTGTTTTATTACTTTTTACATGGAATTGAACAGCTAATTGTTCAGCACTAGATGTACCTTTTTTAATTCGTTGGCAATCTCGACCTTCTAATTTATGTTGGAAATAAACTGCTGTACCTGCAGCAACACTTGTATCTGCTGTAGTGCAATCTAATTTTAATGAATTTGCAAGACCTGACCCTGTAGGAGCAGAACTATCTTGACTTACTGTAAAAGTTCCATGACTGCCTAATCCAAATCTAAATCTATCTGGACCTGCATATTGTGAACTCGTAATACCTGTGACAGTACCTCTTTGAGCTACTTGCATAGCTCCATTAATTATTAAATTTTTTCTCTCGCCAATCTTATCGGTTACTGATGTACCTAGTCTTTCTAATCCAACTTGAGATAAAGCCATTTGTTATACCTCCTTAAGTTTGTTCTAGATAACTTACAGTCACATCTAAAGCACTTGCTGTGCCAGCCCTCACACGTAAAATATCATTAGCTTCCATAATTACTTTTGATCCACTTATAAGTTCTAGAGAACTGCCTGCTGGAACTGGAGCATTTCTTATGAGGTGGACATCATCACCAGCCGTTACAAGAAAAACATCAACTTGAGCACTGGCTCCTGTTGTATTTGAAACAAGGACACTGAGAAGAACAATGGTTGCACTTCCTCCACATGTTACAACATTCGTATTAGTGCTACTAACAGCATCTGTTACGACGTTTGTTTTTGTGTCACTTTTGAAGGTATTTGCCATATCAGCCTAGAGCTATTATTAATGCAAGTTGGTCAGTAGAATCAAATCTTCCTGAAACAGTTAACGAACCTGTGACGGTTACGTTACCTGGAATTGAGACTGATCCATTAGAATCTATTGTAAGACGGCTAACTCCTCCAGTTACCAAAGATATACTGTCAGCAGAAGGACTAATTAATCCTGTGTTTGGATCTCCTTGAAATTTTAAACTGCAATTGGTAACAGAACCTAATGTTAAAGAAGAATTAGATCCATCTTGTCTTAATAATGGAAATCCTCCATTAGATATTGCATCATGTACTACAACAGTTTTTACTGAGGTGTCTACTGTGACTTCACCGTCAGCACCTTTAAATCCTGAGTGCTCTGCTGTTGTTCCTCTTCTAAATTGAACTTGGGTTGCCATAATACTATCCTAAAGCCACTGCTATTGCAGTAGCAAAACTTTCTGTACTTATTGTCCCATCACTATTAGGAACAGTCATAGTTCGAGTTGTACTACCCGAAATTCCTGAACATTCAAATGCTAATTTTTTAGTAGCATCTGAATTATCTTTAACTCTGAAAGTATTATCTGCAAACTCAGTTACAGCACCTGCTGTTACCTGATTATCTACGTAAGCTGTTGTCGCTACTTTAGTTGAGTTATCACTGGCAGATTGAGTC